AAATGAGTCTTTTTTGGCGATTTTCGTCGCCAGCTTTTTTTCTGGCGACGAACCTGGCGATTTAGTCTGATTTTCACTACGAAATCGGACTAAAAACTCCGTCATAATAACTAATGCCTCTTGCTCGTGCGCCGATGCCATTTGTCACTGTTGCACAAGAAAAACGGGATTTTAAGATTTTCGTGATTCTCATAACCGCTTGGTCCCGGGTTCAAGTCCTGGATGGCCCACCAAAGAAAAGCTTCTGCCGTAAGGTGGAAGCTTTTTTTATAAAAAGGCTGTAGCTTTGCAAAAAAACAAAAAACAGATTGAGAATAGAACAGAAAAATAAAGCGTTTTAATTTTTACCCTATAAATGCAAAAACGGTGATTAAGGCATGATTAAATTTGCCTTAATCACCGTTTTTTGTCCCTACTTGCGTTTGCGGTTTCCGTGGTCTTCCACAATGAGGTTTTTGCCCGTGCGGCGCACCCTGTTGGGCTCATACTCCAGCAAATCGTTCAAATCGCAGTCCAAGGCTTCGCAGATGCGATCCATTTGCTCATAGGTTATACCTTCTGCGTAGTCATTGCAAATGTGTCCGATTGTGTTAGGGCGGATGCCGGTTTCACGGGAAAGTCTGGCTTGCGACCAATGCTTTTCCCCTAGCAAGCGGGAAAGATGATTGCGGATCATCTTATCGCCCCTACAGGCAATCGTATCACTTTCTGGGAAAATGTCCTCTAGAACGATACATTCTACCGATTTTCGTTAGGCATTTCCCTGCGATTTTGTATAATTGCTGATAAGCACCTCATGGAATTCGCCTGTGGAAACACTGGGCAGATTGTTCCGCCGCACCAGCGGCGTGATTTCGCAGTCTTCGTATAACTTACGGACAGCTTCGCAATCATTATATGAAAGCAAAAAGCGCCCGCGAATATTATGTAAAACTCGTGCCAAACGCTCATGGTCAGCGGTGCTGAATGCTGCTTGGTAGTACTTTTCCGTCCCCATATAGGGCGGGTCGCAATAAAATAGAGCGTTTGGGCGGTCGTAGGTGCGAATCAGCTGCTCGAAGTCCAGATGCTCAATTATAACCTTTCGCAGCCGCTCTTGTACGGGCGCAAAAGATGCAGAAATGTTGCCTGCAATCTTAGGCGCAGTCGCAAAAGTACGGCGGTCGCAGCCAAAGCTCATCTTGATTAGGTAGAGACTGCGCGCCGCGCGCTGGATGTCTGTCAGGCCTCTGCAGTCGGTTTGCGCGGCGCTGTCAAAGAACACCTCGCGGGAGTCCGGCAGCAGGGCAAGCTCCGCCGCGACGGCCTCCGGGTGGTATTTAATGCAGCGGTAAATGTTGATTAGACTGCCGTCGGCATCGTTAAATACCTCCATTTGCCTAGTCGGGTCTTTGCCAAACAGCACCCATCCTGCACCTCCGAAGACCTCAATGTAACGGCCAACGTCATCTGGAAATGCCGCCAAAATTTCGCTGCGCAAAGCGCGTTTTCCGCCAATCCATCCGATAAAACTGTTCATGTGCAATCAACCTTTCTGGGGCGATAGGATGATTCGCACAAGAGTATTATTTGTCTGTGGCAATGGTTTGCAGGCGCTTAACAAAATCCGCAATGTAGTTCGAGCCGCGGGACGCGAGGATGCCTGTCAGAACCATGCCAAGCCATGGGACAGCAAACGATACGCCCAATGCATCGTAAACATCCGCACCCGCCGCCATGCACAACGCGCAGCTGATAATCAGCGCTGCCAACTGCGTGGCGGCGGTCTTGCGGTCACCGTCCAGCGCAGCCTTCCCGATGCTCTTTCCAAGCTCAACAAGTCCCTCAACAGTGATGGCCATAACAATAGATAGTGCAATCATAATAAGCAGGTACCCCGCGCTGTGTGCCGCGCCAGTCTTGTCCACCGCCACCGTGCGGCGGGTTTCATAGTGTACCCCCTCCAGCACGGCGCGGCGGCACTCGAACGGGTTGAACGTCGTGTGGTACACCGTCACGGTCATCGTGCACAGCGGGTAAGTCAGGGTCTGGTCCCTGGCAAAATATCGCTGCATTTCAGCACCCCCTGTAAATGTCGGCGTACAGCCCGGCGCGGCGGTACAGCTCCGCTGCCTGCGCGGCGGCGCTTGTGTCCGGCGCGGCCACCGCCGCGCGGTTCTCACTCACATTGCCCACGCTCACGCTCTGCACCGCGCCGCCCGCGTCCTGCAGCTGCGCAAACTCGTACAGCGCCTCGGCCATGGCGCACACGGCCATATTGCGGCTGCCGGTCTGCGGGTAGCTGACATGGTAGATGCGCTCGTACCGGTTCATCTGGGCCTCGGCGTCGCGGCACACCGCGTCCCACGCATCGGCCGGGATCAGGCTGCCGCAGTAGGTTTCGCTGTAAAAATTAAAGTCAGTCATGGGCCTTCTCTTGTTCGGCATCCGCTTTTTTGCGGGCGGCTTTCGGCGCGGCAGGCTTCTCCTGCGGCGCGGGCGTCGGCTTCGGCGGGATATACCCGATCGTCTTGCTCATCAGCCCACCGCCTTGTGGTGCGCGTACACGCCTGCGGTCTTGTTCGCGTAGATGTCCGCAATGCCCACCATGCGGTAGCCGAAAATGTACCCGTCGCTGTCGGGGTTCACGGACGGCTCAATGATCTTGGGCGCGGTGTGCTTGGTGTACTGGATCACGGCGGGCTTGTGGATCACCATAAAGTTCAGCTCCGCCGCGCCGTCGCCTTTCGTGTAGCCGCCCGCGCTCTCGGTGCTCGCGCCGGAAAGCTGCTTGATGGCGGTGTAAAAGCGGGTCTGCGGCACGTCGGTGATCTTGGCAAAGTTGTTCAGCACCTCGCGGCTCTTGGTGGTGTCCAGGTCCTGTACCATGCCGTGCAGGCTGGGCGTGATGAACAGGTAGCGCTCGGTCAGCGGCACCTCGGCTTCATCCAGGGCGGTGCTGGCTGCGCGCAGCGCCTGCAAAACGGCGCTGCCGTCCGCCAGCGCGCCTTCCACCTTCGTGACTCCGGTTTTGCCGCAGTAGGCGGCAAAGCGGAAGGCATCCAGCTCCGGCACCACCTTGGTGCGGATGAACTCGGCGCTCAGGCGGCCAAAAGCAAGCCCTGCCGTTTCCAGGTCATCCATGGTGTCCACGGTAAAGCGGCGGCCGCGGTCAAAGTTGCACTTGACCGTTTCGTTGGTCAGGGTCACATCGCCCTGCACATAGCCGCTGTTGCGGCTGTAGTCGGCCAGGCCGTCCATCGTCATCATGGGGATGATCAGCTCGTTCGCGTTCGCGCCCTGCCTTGCCAGGTCGGACGCGCCGTCCAGCATGGCGGTCAGCGAGGCGAGCTTGTACACCTCGTCCAGCTTGGGCACATAGCTTTTTGCCAGTTCGATTGCATTTGCCATAGGGCATTCCTCCTATCAGTTGTCGATGGGCAGGCCCATGGCCTGCCGCATCGCGGTGTCGGCGTCGGCCCCGTGCAGCGCGGTGCTGCCGGTTCCGGCGGCGTAGGGCGGCGGGGTTTCGCCGCTCTCAAACAGGTAGCCGCTGTCCTTTTGCAGCGCGGCCAGGGCGGCGGTGATGGCTTCGTCCTGCTTGTCGCTGCCTTTCAGGGTATCCACGTCCAGCAGCGCGCGGATAGCCTTGGCGCTGCGCCCGTGCGCGGCGGTGATAGCGGCGTCCAGCTTGCCGTCAAACTGCACGGCGGCCACGCGCTCGTCCGCGTCCTTGCGGGCCTGGGCGGCCTCCGCCTTGTACTTCTCGGCATCGGCGCGCAGGGCGTCGATGTCAACGTCCTTGTACTTGTCGTTGGCCGCGGCCAGCGCGGCTTCAGCTTCGCTTTTGGCAGTGTTGGCGGCCTCCAGGTCGGCCTTGGGCGCGTAGTCCGCCGTCAGCCTGGCGGTGATCTTGTTGTCAATGTCCTCGGTGTAAGCATCACCCAGGATCTCTTTCATCCATTCGATCATGCGGGTCTGTCCTTTCCTTATATATGGTGGGCTTACGGGTCTGGCGCGGCAGCTTGTCCCGCGGGCGGTTGCGGTGCGGCCACAGCCGTGGGCCGGGCGGGGTATAGCTTTGCCCCGGTCCGCTGGGGCCGGGGCGGTTCGGGGGTGTACGGTTGTGAGGCATAAAGGCATCTCCGTATCAAAATTTAAGCATCAAAAAAGCACCCCTTAATTGGGGTGCAAGCGGCAATTAAATTGGGTTTAATCCTCATCGTGCGGACCAAAGGCAATGCGTTCATCTTCTTCTGTCCACAGACCGGCAGCCTTCAAAAGCTCCATAGCAACAGTCGCATTTGAACGTGCAGGGTCTGGAATCCAGTCGAAATAACACGGCTCAGGGTCATCGTCCGTGTAAGGGCGCGCCTTGGCAATATTTCCACGCCAGCGCTCAATTTCTTTTGGTGTGGCCGGGTTATCCCGAAAAGCGGAGTCCATGTTTATCACCATCCTGCCGGAGTTCGTTTGCAAGGTCGATGCGCTGTTTCAGTGCTGTTTCAACTTTATTTGCATCTTGGCTCTGATATAGAGGATATTTTTCAAGCAGGCCGTCCATCCAGCGGTTGAAGTTCTCCTTCTTGTATCCGAACACCTTTTCACAGGTATGCAGTGCGCCATCATGCCCAACTGCGCCGATGCCTTTCATGTTGTCGTGTTTGGCCAGCTGGAAAATATCCTCTGGGCTAAGTATACCATTGCTCGCGTGGTTGTGCAAGGAATAATACGGGACCTGAAGGTCCTTCACTTTAACGCGCATTTCCTTCAGGTCGCCCACTTCCCAGCTGCATTGCCCGTCCTCGGTAAAGGATACCGTAGCCTCGGTGCCCAGCGGCAGGTCTTTCACCTTCGTCAGCAGGTCGCGGGCATAGCCCTGCGCCGCCGTGTTGGCTTTGTTGCTCAGCCCCCGGAAAAACGGCTTTGGCACAGCCTGTATCGCTTCGTCCGTGACGGTGTGCAGCGCTTGCCCGCCCAGGTCGGACGCTTTGGTGCCGGAGCTTTTCTTATACTCCCACACTGCCTTGTTCGCCTCGCTGCGGCCAAAGCCTGCCGTTTGCAGGCGCTCGGTGCGCGTGGGCAGGCCCGTCGCTTTGCAGAACTTGCCGTATTCGCTTTGCAGCACCCGCAGGCGGATCTGGTTGTTCTTCAGGTTTTTGGCGTCGCCGGTTTCGCGGTTCATCAAAATGTGGCGCTTGCAGGTGCGGACGGCGTTTTCCAACCGGCTCTGCTCCTGCCCAGCCTCGTACAGCGTGTAGTGCTGCCCGTTGTAGGTCACGCCGCGCTCGTTGGCGTCGGAAAGCTCCCGCAGCTGTTCCTCGGTGTACTGCGGCGCGTTCACGCCCAAAATGATGGGGCTGGCCGTGTGGCCACAGTTCAAATGCCCAATGCGCCGCTGTAAGCTGTTGTTCAGTTTCTCGTACTCGGCGTCGCTGTACTGTCGCCCCTGGTACGGCTCATGGTCGGGCGCGCACGCCAGGTGCGCACTGATCTCCCAGCCGTCGCAGCCAAGCTCATCGTGCGTCACCTGTTGCACCTCGTCGTCCAGTTCACCCAGCTGGTCCATCAGGTAGCGGCGGCAGGCGTACTCAATGCCCACGCTGCGCCCGCTTTTCTGTTCAATGGTGCGCAGGCCGCGCTTGGCCAGCGGCGCGCAGGCGCGGCGGATGGCGGTCTCCGTGTCCAGCGCGCCCGTCACGGTCTGGCGGAAGGCAAAGTCCAGCGCCTTCGCGTAGGCGTCCTGGATGGGCAGCACCTTGCCCTGCGGCGTGTCCGCCCACAGGTTTTTTAGCTGCTCGGCGGTCTTTTGGCGGCTCATTTTGGCGTAGCCCTCTGCGATCTGCTTCAGGCTGCCGTTCGCGGTCAGGGGTGTGCTGTTGTCCAAAATGTAGTCGAACAGGCTGTCGATCACCTTGTCCTGCGCCTTGATCTGCCTGGCAACAGCGGCCTTGATCGCCTGCTTGCTCTCGCCCAGCGCCTGCGCGCGGTAGATCTGGTATTCCGCCGTGTCGGTAATGGCGCCGGCGTCTTTGATGCGCCGGGCAATGTCCTTCAAAAGCTCGTCGATCACGGGCTGCGTCAGGGCAAGTGCCGCGTCGCTCAGGCCCTCGCGCTGTGTGGCGGTCATCGCTTATCCCTCAGCTTTCCATGTCCTGCATCGTCGGCATATACTTTTGCCGTATGGCGGCAAGGTCCTCCTCGGTATCGCACGGCAGGTCAAACTTCCACGCCAGCGCAAGTTCCGGGCGCAGCATTCCCTGCTGCACCATGGCCAGCCGGTCGGCCCATTCCTTGTCGGCGTCGTACAAAACGCCGTTGCCCCACGTCACGTTCAAAACCTCTGTGTCCCAGGCCGTGCCGTCGCACAGGCGGTACGCCTGCCCCAGCTGGTCGGCCAGGCGCAGCGCGGCCTGCAAAGCGTCATAGTAAAGGTTCTGGAACTCAATGATGGACAGGCTGTAATCCCCGGCGCTGGAGTTGATCTCGGTGGCCGTTTTGCTCACGGCCTCGGCGTCGGACAAAATGCCGCGCTTGACGCCCAGCAGGTTCTCCACGGCCTTCAGGTAGGCCTGCCGCCGTGCTTCGTAGTTTTCGTTGCGCAGCGCCGGGGCAAACGCCGTGATCCCCACCGTCTGTTCGCTGCCCTCCAGCCCAACGAACAAGTCGTCCCGCAGGCGCTTGCGCCCGTTCTCCGCTGTCAGCAGGTCGGCGCTGGCGGCAATGCGCATCCGGCCCAGTTCAAACTCCCGCGCCAGCTGGTACTCGTTGCGGTTGATGTTGTGGATCAGCCCCATGGCAGGCTCATACACGGCCACGCCGTCCGGGCTGCCGTCCACACAGTTGACTGTCGGCATTTTCAGCGCCACAAGCCCCAGCCCGTCAAGGGGCGCGGGGTAGGTGTAGGCGTCGGCCAGCCGTTCGTACTGCGCCAGGCTTTGCAGCGGCACCCGCCGCCCCAGCGTTGCCTTGTTGTCAGCCTGGTACAGCCGGTTTTCTATCGTAAGCCGCCCGTCCGGCCCCGTCGTGCGCCGCTCCACCAGCGTGTAATATTGGCGGTCGGCCACCACGCTTTTTTCGCAGCAGGCCAGGTCGGTCACGCGCCCGTCCGGCGCGCGGCCCAAGATCAGCACCGCGTCGCGCCGGATCACCTGCCACGTCAGGCCGTCCGGCGCAAACACCGGCTTGGCCCACGTCTCGCCGCCCACCATGCACCATTGCAGCAGCTCGCGCTTTTTGGCGTCGAACGCCTGCCGCGCGCGGTCCAGGTATTGCAGCTTGGGGGTGCCGGTGTTTTGCAGGCTGCTGTCGTACTCCGCAAACACCGCCTTGCCCAGCTTGTTCACCACGGCGTAGGGGATGCGCTGGCAGGGGTCCTCCTCGTCCGGGGGCACCCGGCTGAACCAGGCGTCAAACCATCCGTCGATGGCGCGTCGCATGGCGTCGCTGGTAATGTCCGGCATTCCCAGCGCCTGTTCAATGTTCTCAATTCCGCGGCTGTCCGTCAGCGCCCGCAGCAATGCGTTCATCGGCTTGCTTCTTCCTTTCCTGTTGTGGTCCTGTCAAGTACTTCTTAAAGCAGCGCGGCCACAGGCAGTAGGGGTCTGCGCTGCGCCACGGGCAATGCTCACAATATTTCGTCACTTTCATGCGGCGGCGCGCCCTCCCGTTCCGTGCGGCACCCGCGCCCGATCTGCCGCAGGGCAAACCGCAGTGCCCGGTTCTCGGCGCTCAGCTCGGCAATGGTCTGCCGGGCGGCGGCCAGCCGTTTGTCGGTGGCGGCCAGCTCGTCCAGCAGCAGCTCGTGCGCGTAGCGTGGCAAAAACTTCTCGATCATCCAGCGGTGCAGTCGGTTCATGGCAGGCTCCTATCATAAAGGTATAAAAAATTCCACCCACCCTCTTGCAAGGGTGGGCGGTGCGGTATTTAGTTGGTTACGCTTTGCCCAGCAGCGCGTTCTCGGCGCACTGGCGGTAGTGGGCTTTCTTGGCCTTGCCCGCCGTTTCCGCCATGGCCAGCCACATCTGGGCCAGCTTCAGGCGGCTGTTGTTGCGGCGGGTCTCGGCTTCCATCTCGGCAATGCC